TGTTTACGACATTGTGTATCTAGCTGTTCCTGCTTCTAGTGGGAACGCGTCGATGCAGTGGTCACCGGAGGGAACATATTATTGGCATGAGCGTTAGATTAGAGAATGAGAGATTGAGTTAAATGAACTATGACACAATTTCCCCGTAACCAGTTAAGATCTACATGACCAATCTCCTCTGGGTCATCATTCATCAGCCAGATGGATGGGCGACCCCAGTTGATGGTGGTCTTTCCACGGTATTTGTCGGTGACTGTGAATGTTTGTTGTGCGCCAAGCCAGCCCTTGTAGGCAGGGAAGAATTGAAAACCTCCTTGGATGTCGTCGAACACAGCGTATTGGGCGTCTTCGATGTTTTCCTTGACGTCATCGACGTTGAACTGTAGGCAGCAGTAGACGTGACGGCCCAATGATCTTGCCCACAGGGTTTTGCCTAGACGCGTCTCGCCCCACAAGATTAGGCTTCGAGGACGTGCCACTATGAGTCATCGATTAGGGTTAGGGTTAGCGGTTAGGGTTAGGGTTAGCGGTTAGGGTTAGGGTTAGCGGTTAGGGTTAGGGTTAGCGGTTAGGGTTAGCGGGACCATGTACTTACCAGATCCAGACAAGTTGTCACGTACCCATTCATCGAGTTCCGGAACTCCTGCAGTGCTAAGTTGAACGGACGCGGGGTGTTGGTATTCAATAGCCGGGGGTCGATAGTGCCATTCGGCATAGGCACGCAAGGAGTTGAAGTTGCAGCAAAGCGTTCGTGGTGCCAGCTCTCGAACAAGGTCCCAAAACTCGTCCACAGTAGGTGCATTTGCGATTCGAGACCAGACATCGTCAACTCTCTGAATCTGATCGTCGAGGACGAGAGGGAGTCCTCCTGCGACAATATCTCCGTCCTTGACTGCATAGTCGAGCATCTTTTGTGGTGTGCGACCGCATGGTTGAATATTCGGATGGAAGCCCTCAACATCAAAGCGTCGAGGGTTCCTGATGTTGACGCGTCGCCCGAAATCCACGAAAGCGTGGAGATGAGTACCTCCATCAGCGTGAGTCTCTCGTGCAATGAGACACTCAGCTGGAAATGACGTAATAACGTCGTGAACAGCCCAGGGATCCAGGTCTCCGCATTGGGCGTAGGTGAGGAGGACATAGCGAGCTTGGACGCGGAATGATGAGTTAGCCATGACTTGCTGAGCCGAACGTTGATAACATTGTACGTTCGGCTCAGTGAGCCATGAGCCAGACCTTTGGTCTATTTAAGGACATCCGACCCCCCGCCAGAGGTCGGAGTGTTTTCCTCCTTTCATCACACTTGATCCAATTCTGAGTTTGGAAGGGATCCACACTGCGCGATTTTTGTCATCCAATTATGTCGCAACGCGTTACCTTCCGCCCAGTCGATTGGTCACAGGTTAACGGATCTACTGAATCATTTGAATCTGGGTCAACCGTGGAGCATTGTCCGCAATGCCGCGCCGCGCAACCAGATATCGTTTCCGCTCGCGTGCATATCGCCGGACTCGCCGTTTTCGTTCATCAGGCAAGTCGATTGCTCGACGAGCTCGTTTCTTTGCTCGCCGTAAAGCTTCCAAACGGCGCATATTGAATATCTCCACCATCAAAAAACATGACAACATGCTTCCGTTTGTCCGGTCGCCTGAAGGTGGCCTCACGATTGGACCTATTACGACTGGTACTGGGTTTGCTTCCTTGTTTATGCCCAGTGCGAGAAGGTTGTGTTATGACGCGGCGGGTGAATCCACCCGCCTGCGTCAGGAGACGTACTCGGTGGGATACAAGGAGCGGGTGGAAGTGAACATTTTGGGCGGTGGTGTTTGGAAGTGGAGACGCCTCGTATTCACTTTCAAAGGCTCCGCTCTGTACGACGGTGATCCCTCGTGGAACCAACCATATCATGACAAGTCGATGGATCCGCAGGGATGCGATATGGTTCGGCTGATAAATCAGCCAACCAGCGATCAACAGCAGGAAATTCGGAGGATCGTGTGGGACGGAACCGAGGGTCTTGATTGGTTATCGGAGTTCACGGCAAAATCGGACACGTCACGCATTACTCCGCTCTACGATCGGACGTTTACATTCAACCCGCGCAACGAGAGTGGGTATTCTCGGACTTTCCGGTTTTGGCATCGGACTGGAAAAAAACTAGTTTACGATGAGGATGAACAAGGTGGAACTCCTCGTGGACCAGGGTCATATGTGTCGGTTCAGGGTAAGGCTGGAATGGGTGATCTCTATGTTTACGACATTGTGTATTTGGCAGTTCCTGCATCTAGTGGGAACGCGTCGATGCAGTGGTCACCGGAGGGAACATATTATTGGCATGAGCGTTAGATTAGAGAATGAGAGACTGAGTTAGATGAACTATGGTACAATTTCCCCGCAACCAGTTGAGATCCACATGACCAATTTCCTCTGGGTCATCATTCATCAGCCAGATGGATGGGCGACCCCAGTTGATGGTGGTCTTCCCACGGTATTTGTCAGTGACTGTGAATGTTTGTTGTGCGCCAAGCCAGCCTTTGTATGCAGGGAAGAATTGAAACCCTCCTTGCATATCGTCGAAGACAGCGTATTGGGCGTCTTCGATGTCTGCCTTGATGTCATCGACGTTGAACTGTAGGCAGCAATAGATATGACGGCCCAATGATCTTGCCCAGAGGGTTTTGCCGAGACGTGTTTCGCCCCACAGGATTAGGCTTCGAGGACGTGCGACTGGTTAGGGTTAGGGTTAGCGGTTAGGGTTAGGGTTAGCGGTTAGGGTTAGGGTTAGCGGTTAGCGTTAGGGTTAGCGGTTAGGGTTAGCGGGACCATGTACTTACCAGATCTAGACAAGTTGTCACGTACCCATTCATCAAGTTCCGGAACTCCTGCAGTGCTAAGTTGAACGGACGCGGGGTGTTGATATTCAACAGCCGGGGGTCGATAGTGCCATTCGGCATAGGCACGCAAGGAGTTGAAGTTGCAGCAAAGCGTTCGTGGTGCCAGCTCTCGAACAAGGTCCCAAAACTCGTCCACAGTAGGTGTATTTGCGATTCGAGACCAGACATCGTCAACTCTCTGAATCTGATCGTCGAGGACGAGAGGGAGCCCTCCTGCGACAATATCTCCGTCCTTGACTGCATAGTCGAGCATCTTCTGTGGTGTGCGACCGCATGGTTGTATATTCGGATGGAAGCCCTCAACATCAAATCGTCGCGGGTCTCTGATGTCGACGCGTCGACCGAAGTCGACGAAAGCATGAAGATGAGTACCTCCGTTAGCATGAGTTTCTCGTGCAATGAGACACTCTGCTGGAAACGACGTAATAACGTCGTGTACAACCCAGGGATCCAGGTCTCCACATTGGGCGTAAGTGAGGAGGACATAGCGGGTTTGGACGCGGAAGCGTGGCTGACTCATCGGTGCTGACTAATCGTTCCTCAGGAGCGCAGAGATAACATTGTCTGCGCTCCTTAATGAGGAACGAGGAAGGACCTCGGGTATTTAAGGACCCCGACCCCCCGCCACAGGTCGGAGTGTTTTCCTCCTTTCATCACACTTGATCCACACTGCGCGATTTTTGTCATCCAATCATGTCGCAACGCGTTACTTTTCGCCCTACTGATTACTCATACGTTAACGGATCTTCACAAGAATCGTCTGAATCTGTGTCAACTGAATCAACTGTGGAGCATTGCCCGCGATGCCGCGCCGCCTATCCAGATATCGTTTCCGCCCGCGCTCGTATCGCCGCCGCCGTGTTTTACGCTCGGCAGTTGCGGCTAGAACTCGACGAGCTCGTTTCCCTGCTCGACGTCGTACTTCCAAGAGGCGCATACTGAATATTGCGACCATAAAAAAACATGACAACATGCTTCCATTTGTCCGGTCGCCTGAAGGTGGCCTTACGATTGGACCCATTACGACTGGCTCTGGGTTTGCTTCTTTGTTTATGCCCAGTGCGAGAAGGTTGTGTTATGACGCGGCGGGTGAATCTACCCGCGAGCGTCAGCTAACTTACTCGGTGGGGTACAAGGAGCGGGTGGAGGTGAACATTTTGGGCGGTGGTGTTTGGAAGTGGAGACGTCTGGTCTTCACTTACAAAGGATCTGCGCTTTATGACCTTGACCCTTCGTGGAACCGACCGTATCACGACAAGTCAATGGATCCGGAGGGGTGCGATATGGTTCGCCTCATTTCGCAGCCAACCAGTGATCAGCAGCAGGAAATTCGCAGGATTGTGTGGGACGGAACAGAGGGCCTTGATTGGTCTTCAGAGTTTACGGCAAAAGCGGACACGTCACGCATTACCCCGCTTTATGATCGGACGTTCACGTTCAACCCGCGCAACGAGAGTGGATACTCTCGGACTTTTCGCTTTTGGCATCGGACTGGTAAAAATCTAATGTACGACGAGGATGAACAAGGTGGAACTCCTCGTGGACCAGGGTCATACGTGTCGGTTTCGGGCAAGCCTGGAATGGGTGATTTGTATGTTTACGATATTGTGTATCTAGCTGTTCCTGCTTCTAGTGGGAACGCGTCGATGTTGTGGTCACCGGAGGGAACATATTATTGGCATGAGCGTTAGATTAGAGAATGAGAGACTGAGTTAGATGAACTATGGTACAATTTCCCCGCAACCAGTTGAGATCTACATGACCAATTTCCTCTGGGTCATCATTCATCAGCCAGATGGATGGGCGACCCCAGGTGATGGTGGTCTTTCCACGGTATTTGTCTGTGACTGTGAATGTTTGTTGTGCGCCAAGCCACCCTTTGTAGGCAGGGAAGAATTGAAAACCTCCTTGGATATCGTCGAACACAGCGTATTGGGCGTCTTCGATGTTTGCCTTGACGTCATCGACGTTGAACTGTAGGCAGCAGTAGACGTGACGGCCCAATGATCTTGCCCACAGGGTCTTGCCGAGACGTGTCTCGCCCCACAGGATCAGGCTTCGAGGACGTGCGACTGGTTAGGGTTCGGGTTAGCGGTTAGGGTTCGGGTTAGCGGTTAGGGTTCGGGTTAGCGGTTAGGGTTCGGGTTAGCGGTTAGGGTTCGGGTTAGCGGGAACATGTACTTACCAGTTCCAGACAAGTTGTCACGTACCCATTCATCAAGTTCCGGAACTCCTGCAGTGCTAAGTTGAACGGACGCGGGGTGTTGATATTCAACAGCTGGGGGTCGATAGTGCCATTCGGCATAGGCACGCAAGGAGTTGAAGTTGCAGCAAAGCGTTCGTGGTGCCAGCTCTCGAACAAGGTCCCAAAACTCGTCCACAGTAGGTGTATTTGCGATTCGAGACCAGACATCGTCAACTCTCTGAATCTGATCGTCGAGGACGAGAGGGAGCCCTCCTGCGACAATATCTCCGTCCTTGACTGCATAGTCGAGCATC